TTTTAGCATCTGATATTTGACTAACGAAGCTTTTGATATACATGGCTATATTGTCATGTACAGTTTGAGAAAAACCTGGAAAAGAATTACTCATAAATACGGTTAATGACCAAACCAATTCGGATTTATTTCTATGCCTTATGATTTGGTATATTGAGTAAATTGCTGAATTAATGTATTCGATAAAATACATACTTCCATCAATAGAAGTATGTTTTATAACATCGTATAGAGATTTTTTAATATCATCAATATCATCAAGGAAAACTTGAAACCCATCTTTAGCTTTGCATTTAGCAACATGTAAAGAAGAATTAACCTCAGTAGATACATCTTTAAGTAAGTACTTAAATTGTCGTTGAGTATCTTGAACATTTACTTTAAATCTTTCTAATTTAAGTTCAAGTCTGTCAACGATATTTCGTTTTGGTGGACTTAAAGAGCCTATAATAATAGGGCCATGAAGAAGTTCTTCTTCTTCAAGATGTTCATATATGTCTTGATTGGATATGCCATCAAGATCAGCTGAGTACGAAGTAATATCTTCGCAACAAAACCCATGGTTAAATAGATCTTGTAGATAATTGTCTGATGTTGTATAAATTAAATGTAAATTTTTATTAATTGATGAAAAAAAATAATCATCAATATTACATTTAATAAATTCAACTGGTTTTCTGCATAATATAACATTAGCAAAATTGATATTAGAGATTTCAGGATCTCTTTGATATAATTGATTGAGTTTCTTATCAAATTTACTACTTTCAGTGAAAGAAATAATTTGTTTACAAATGAAGTAGCATAAATGTGAATTTATATATCTTTTATAAAGTTTTGATAAAGAATTGGAGGACCAAAGTTTTTTGTCTCTGGTTGATATTTCAATTGAGTAATTTTTAATAAATCTAATAAAATCAACAATATAAGGTTGAGAAAAAGAGTTTGATAAGTGAAAATATACAATGAACATTAAAAGAAACGTTCTATCTTCTATATTTAATGGGGAAATGTCGTTGCTATCCAATTGATAAAGATTATCAAGTGAATCAGCTTCGAAATTGACTAATGTAGTTTTTCTGTCTCTATTTCTGTTTTTAATAATAGATTTAACTTTATCTGCTTTCCTTACGTCAGATACGACTCGTGCATTTTTTATTTTTTTATTTTTATTTTTATTTTGTTTTTTAATAATAATGTTTTTGTTGGCCACGTTTTCCCTAACCATCTTAATAGAAGAA